TACTCTTTTACGCTCGTCACCCCTGTTGGGATTTCAAGGCTTGTGACACTCCCATCAATCAAACTCGCAAGCACTTCATCACCGCCACCGCCACCTTCGTAAGTACCGACAATACCAAGAATATCCACATCCTTCTTGATGTTCCCAGCAACAAGGTCAGCGTCAACAACTTGTGCCGTAGCATAATTTGTCACATCCACCTGTGACATGGATGTGATGTTGATGTTACCTGTTGACGGATTCGGCACGTTCACATCGGCTTCGGCGTATTGAGCCACATCGATGCCATTCCCATTCTGCGTGATGGTGATTTTACCTGTGGGAGTGATTCCCCCACCGCCAAGTTTCTTGGCGAGTAATACATCGTAAAAGTTCATTACGCATCACCGCCCACTTTCTGCCACTCTTCACCATCGAAATAGTAGAAATCCCCTGTGTCCATTTCGAAAAACAGGGAATTCACCTCGACACCGAAATTCGGCTTTTCGTCCGTGGACAGACCTTTATAGTCATATCCGCTTTTGCAATCGTTTGTCGTTATCATGGTGAAGCCTCCTTATGCGATTGGTTCAGGATAATAGCCGCCGGGATTTACATAGTAGAGTGCATACATCGGAAGTCCTATCAATGTTGTGGTCATCTCCCAAGAATCATCTCCTGTGTCAGGGTCAGTACTTCTTGAAAGCGTCATCTTGCCGTCAGCGGTAGACATAGCATTTTCGTCTGTAGCACTCCACACAGATTCCGTTCCGTCATCGTATACTGTTGTCAGCGTTCCCGGATCAATGGCTGCACCAACTGTGCCGAATATGGCATTTGCTCCTGTTGCATTAAGCATGGTATATGTGGTTTTTCCATTCACATCTTCGCCTGTCGTAACCGCACCATTGACATCTACCCATTCGCCTTTCCTGTTGCCAAGATAGACGAGATAGCCACAATCACTCTTAAACAATAGAGCAAGGTCATTGCCACCTTCATACGAACCGACCACTCCAAGAATATCGACATCCTTTTTTATGTTCTCGGCAACAAGGTCGGCGTCAACCACTTGTGCCGTAGCATAGATCGTGACATCCGTCTCGCCGTTGTCGGTGATGTTCTTCGTGCCTGTCGGCTCGACTAACTTATATTCTTCAGCGAGACCATCTTCGATAAGGTCACCGCCTACTTCAGCATCCACATCCGCAACGGAATTGAACGGAATGCTTGTCAGTTCCCCTGTTTCAGCGTCACGGATGGTGAGTGCTTCTAATGCTCTTATTTTCACTTTTTCTTTCCTCCCTTCTTCTTTGGCTTCTTGTCAGGCTTCATTTCTACGACAAGACCTGACTCGATCAGTTCATCAGCGATGGACTTATCCAAGTCTCGGATCTCGTCCATCGCCATGCTGATAATGCCGGAGAAGGATACAAGTGCTTTGCATCTCATCTCATCATCTCCTTACTCGGATGCCGGAGTGCCAGCCATCTTCAGGACGGCGATCTGCTGTTCATCGATGACCTTTGAATCGAATTCAAACCAGCCGATGACTCCGACAGCGTGTTCGTCAGCGTATCTCTCACGCAGAACCTCGATGTTGATCTCCTCGTTGAATTTGGTAGCAAGACCTCTCATGTCTCCGTAGAAGATGACATTCTTGCCCTTTGCGATGTCAGGCATATTGTCGGAAACGAACACAGGCTTGCCCAGCAGAGATGTTCCGAATGGTGTGGAGACATCGTCATTCAGCAGATAGTAGCCTGTCTGTGACTTCAGCAGACGCAGAGCCGTTCTTGTAGCCGGACTCATGATCCAGATAGCGTTCTGCTGGAATTCGTCCTTGACCGCATCGTGAAGTTTCACGACCTCATCCGCTGTGATAGCGGTCTGTGACGCTGTGGTGACCTTATTGGTCAGCGTGGACAGCCCTGTTACCTTACCGCTTGTGCCGACAAGCAGTTCATGCTCGATGAATCTCTTGATGGCATATGCCATTTCGTCTACTACGAATCCCACGATGTCGAAATCGACATTGTTGATCAGGCTTCTGCTGACTTTGGTCAGCGCACCAGCGAGGAAACCTGACAGTTCTACAGTATCAAATGAACCTGACGAAGATGCCAGCGGTGAAAACTCGCTCTGATATGCCACGTTGATGCCCTGTGCGTCCGCTGGGTAATAAGGCACTTCAAGTCTGCCCTTCACATTGAATTTCTGTGACTTGTCAAGGATCGGACAGATGTCGTATACCTTGCGAATGATGTAATTCACGATTGTTTCGGGGATCAGCGCACCGCCAAGACCGATATTTTCGCCTGATGTGGCTGGTGTCAGTTCTCCAGCTCTCTCATGGATCACTTTGCCCCTGATGAAATTCTCGAATGCTTCTCTCTCCTGAATTTCGATTGCTCTCTTCTCTTCTTCCACAGTTACTTCCTCCTTCTCTTCGGTTGGAGTGTCATCCTCTTTGACCTCCATCTCTGCCATCTCGCTGATCTCGTCCTCCAGCTTCAGGCTCTCAACGATCTTGCGTACGTTGTCTCTGATTTCCGCAAGTTCAGCAGCCTCATCTTCGGTCAGTTCTCTCTTCTCCTCTTTCGCAACATTGAGAACATCCTCCGCTCTTGTGATGAGATCATTTCTCTTCTCAACTAATTCTTTCCGCATTGCATTCCCTCCTTCATGTCTGCAATCATCTGCTCATAGGTTGAGTAATCAATAACTTCTGTAGCATCAGGATGTTCATCCTGTTGTGCTTGTTCTTCATGATCCTCACGGATCTCGACTTCATCCATGAATGCCTCGGAATGGTATTCCACCTTGTCATCCGAACGTGCCATGATTAACGTGCCGTCATAGGCTGGCACTTTCGTCTTATCTAAAATAGAGACCTCATACAGATTGAGATCTCTAACGATTCGGAGTGGTAACCCTGTTTCGGTGTCTGTGGATCTTTCAACACCTCCATCGGTGTCCTCAAATCCGAATGACCAGCCGACCAAATTACCTTCCCTCGCTGATTCGATGACTTCTGCGTCATGGATGACGGCTCTCGCATGAAGTCCGATGTTGTCCTCACACAGTTCAAGATTTCCATCCCTTGTAGAGCCAAGATTTCTGCTCCAATCGTGGTTGAGCAGAATGTGGACATCGTCGTTTCTTTCCAATGCCCTTCCGAATGCCCCTTTGGCGATTCTTTCAACGAATCTGCCGATCCGTGACATCAAAGGCTTGGAATTTCGTTCGATTGCGTTCACATATCCTTCGATCTCGACGCAATCGTCCTTGATTCTCACAAGCATCAATCCACCTCCTCTCTTACAGCGGAATTTCCGCTCTCGTCGTATTCTTCTGCCAGCTCATGACCCTCCAGCATCTTCACCATGTCCGCTTCGTCAGCCTCATCGCCGTTCGTTCCTTCCGTTTCGGCATCTTCGAGCGATGTCTGTGCGTCCATGTTTGGTGTGTAGTATGTATGCGTGTTGGTGTCATATAAAACAGCACCAAGACCGACATTGACCACATCGAGACCTTCGATGTAATCCATGTTCTCCGCTCTGCGGATCTCGTTTAAGGTCATGAAGCCTGTTTCCTTCGCCAGCTTGTAGGATTCGTATCTCTCCTTGAGCGATGCTCTAACGATCTCCTTCACATCGAATTCGAAGAACATATTCTTCTTCTCTTTTTCAAGTAAAAGATCCCTGTTCAAAGCCGTTTCGAATGCCTTGATGATCGGATAGATCGCCTCTTTGAATGTCCTGTCGAAGTCATTCGGATTGATATGGAACAGATCGTTGATCTCGTCCACCAATGTCTTCTTGGATTCGTTGAGCTGCATCTCCACGGATGAATTGGATGCCTCCTGAAACTCAAGACCGTTGTTCAGTACGACAACATTCTCCGAATTGTTAGCGTACATCTTCGACCATGCTGCCTTGAGGACATTGATCTCTTCCTGACCCAACTTTCGTGTGGCTTTAAGGAAACCTTTTTTGTTTCCTCCGCTCTTTACAAGACCCAACTGATAGATCAGCGTGGAATAGGCTGCCTCAAGTGCCTTGGAAACCTCGACAGTAACACCGATGCCTGATGCTCCGTCTTTGGTGTTCCGCAGAAGCTGGATGAAATCATAAGGCTTGTACGCTTCTCCCTCGACCAAGATTTCATAATCCTTGAAAATCGGTTTGAAGTTCTTCAAAATGGTGATGAACCTCTCCTCGACATAACGCAAAGAGACCACATCGTTTCTGTTCCGCTCGATGTAACAGTAACCGCCCTTGCCAAGAAGATAATCCTCGACCATCGCTTTCTTCATTTGAAAAGCGTCAAGCGTGTCTCCTGTGTCTCCGTTGAGGAGTTTGACTCTGTCATCCTTGTCCTGTTCTTCAACAGTTCCGTCCTTCGCCTTGTACAGTTTCACAGGCATCGAAGCGATGGAATTCGATATGAAATCGACCGCTCCGTTCACAGCCGGAAGAGTCATCGCCTTTTCCCTTGTGATGACTTCGTTGTTCATCAGTGCTTTGAGAAGCACATCGCTCACAGGAGGAGTGACCTCAACAGGAGCATCCCTGATTTCTTTGATGTCTTCTCCGGCAAGCCATGACATAAATCCCATAGGCTCTCCTTTCTAAATGACTTGGATAGTAAAATCTGCAAGATTCAGGAAGTAATCCTGTTCAAGCAGATACATCGCATTGATCATGCTGACTATCATGTCAACTTTTCCTTTTGATTTTTTCTTGTTAACGTATAGGTTTTTATTCGTATCGTAAACGCATCTTGCGTTTTGGAAGTTTATCTCAAGCAGCGGGTTTTTTTCGTATTCGAATTCCCTCGACAGGATCATCTCACGAAGCCGTTTCGTAGGAGGATGCAGAACCGACGAATGCTGCCTTATTTCCACCACGTTGTGTCCGGCACGTTCAAGTTTCTGTGCCGTTGATAAAGCATTCCATCTGTCGTAGCCAATCGCCTGAATTTGAACCCCAAACCGTTCCTCGATATTCAGTATGAAATCCTCTACCACCGCATAATCGATAACACGATCTCCGCATGGAATCACTTTGCCTGTCTTAATAAGTTCTCGGTAATTGACCTTTTCGTGTGATGACTTCTCCTCGATGCGTCCTTCAGGAATGAACGCATAGGAATCTGCCAAGATATTGTCGTCATCATCCACCGCCAGCATTGAAACCGATGTGTTATCGTTGGATTCCGATAGGTCTAACCCTAAATACACGACCCTTCCTTGCCAATCGATGTGCGTGGCACGACAGCTTTGAACATCTTTGATGTCGATGAAGGTCTCCGTTCCCTGACCCTGATAGACGATGTTGCAATGCTTCGTGACGAAGTTTTCTCTCGCTGATTCCACAGCGATGGCATAGGCTCTTTTCTTCAAAAGGTCTTCCCATATTTCAGGGATTTCCAATGCAACGGGATTTGCCTGTTGCAGGATCAGGTCATCCGTTTCCCATCCTGTCGTTTTGTCAGGCTCATACAAAAGCGAAAACCACGTTTCGTCCTTTTCGATTCCATCAAGAACCTTTTTTGCATACGCAACCGAATCCTCTAACGGATTATCGATGGTCGGATACTTTGTCGAGATGATGAATCCCAATTTATTGAGGATGTTCAATTGCCCTGACCGCATTGCGTCAATCGGATAACTTGTGGGCAATGCTCCGACCTCATCAGCACAGAACGCATTCGGCAATTTGCCGTCCATCCTCGATGTGCTGAACGATAATGGTGTATATCGTGTCTGTGTCGGCTTGAAATCGATATAATCTCTTAATATCTTGAATCTCTTGTTGCCTTTCCATTCGTAAACGAGCGGTGAAGACCGAATCGTCTCGCTTATTGCCTCACGGATCTCCCTCGACAGTGATCCGTCTGGTGCGACCGAATAGAATTTTGAAAACTTCGGCTCGGTCAAAAACAGCAGAATGAATATCGTTGCAATCGTGTAGGTCTTGAAGTTCTTCCGGCATATCTCCAAAAGACCGATCTCGTATCTTCGTTTGTTTTCGTTGTCTCTGTAGACAGTACAGAGAATCGCAATATAAAAGAGCCATTGATAGCCACAAGTACAATCGTACAAGGTCTGTCCGGCTCTTAATCCCTTCGGCATGATCAGGATCTTCAGTATTCCCCTGACTTGCTTTAACTTCTTCTCGCTGATGATGTATTTTTTATTCTTGCCTTGGCAGATGCTCATGAATTCACGCATCTGTTTCTTGACATAACTTGGTGTTGTCTTTCGTCTTATCGCACTTTTGCAGAATTCATAAGCCTCATTCACCCTGAATCATCTCCAGCAGCGGATCTTTGTCCTCTTTTCCGTCATCGACACCGAAACTCTTAATGATCTTCAAAAGTGTTGACACAGTTTTGTTGGCAGAATCCGTTGTGCGGTTATATTCTGCCACCGCTGGATTCGCATAAAGGTTTTTTCTGTCACGCACATATTCCTTCGTCACCAGCATCCCCTCGGCTTTCATGTTCTTTTCGAGTTCCGTGAGGATGTTCAATTGCACCTGATAGCGTTTGAACGTGGTCACGAAGAAGAAATTACTCTGGACTCCGCTCTCCTCCGCAATGCGAATGATCTCGTTCGCCTGTTTCTGTAGGTTGATTTTTTCTTTCGCCATTGTTCATTCTCCTCTCATCTCATTAGAATGGCACGTTGCTGTAGAGATACTCATTTACAAATTTTCCGTTTGTTGATGCCCCCATAAGAGACATAACGCTTTTCAGTTTGACCTTGTAAAAAGTATCGTCCGAAATTTCATATGATGAAAAATACACAGGATGGTCTTGAGAATGCACCCACTCATAAAATTCAAGCGAATCAAACTCCGTTCCGTAGTCTGTGCATTTGTTGTTGTCAAGTTTTTCATAAGGAACATCGCAATAGACAATATCTCCATCGGAATATTCATATTCTCTGTAATCGATGTTCGTGACCTCTAACCGCTGTAGTGCCTCTAACCGCTGTAGTGCCTCTAACTGTGTCAAAGCCTGAAGCCGTTCCAACGCTTGGAGGCGATGTGGCTCTTTGCATCCTTGCTCTTTGAGCATCTTCAGGAAATGCACATACGACAGCCTTCTATCGGTCAAGGTCTCGTCAATTAGTGCGTGACAAGCCTCACATTTTATCTCCTCTGTTTCTTTGCCCCAAAGATATGCGAGACCTCCGTTTCCGAAAGACCAAATATATTTGACATAGCCGTCTGCGTCTTTCAGTTCTTCAAAATCTTCTCTTGTAATGACCCTTTTCTCGTCATGGTATTTGCCGTTTACGGCATCGATGAACAGATTTGTGACCAACGGATTGATGTCGTTATACAAAAACGCATCCCACTTGCCTGAAAGCATTCCGCAATGCGTGATAGCACCGCCACCGCCGAACAGATCAACGAGCCTTTCCCCTTCAGGGAGAATATCTATGATGATGTCAGCGATTCTGCTTTTGTTCCCTTGATACGGAACACCGTAGTGCTTTTCAAGCCTTTCTACATCCCATTCAGGGTCATCTTCTAACTGTTCCGAACCCCCCCCCAATTTCTATCGGCTCGATTTCCACATCATCGAAGCCGAATTCGGTCATGTCCATCTCGATCTCGCCAAGTTCGATGGTCAGTTTCTCCATATCCCACGAAGCAAGTTCCGAAACCTTGTTGTCTGCCAATCGGAATGCCTTGATTTGGTCATCATCGAGATCATTCGCCCTTATGCAAGGGATTTCTGTGATGCCTAACTCCTCCGCAGCCTTGATTCTTGTGTGTCCGGCAACGATCACGTTGTTTTCGTCGATAATCACAGGCACTTTGAATCCGAATTTCCTGATAGATGCCGAAACCGCTTCAACAGCCTCGTCATTGTGCCTCGGATTATTGTCATACGGAATTATCTCCGCAATATTGAGGAATTCTATCTCCATTCGTTTCATTTCATTCGCTCCTCATGTCTATATTCTCGCCTCTCTCAAGTTTTGAGGCGAAAAACCGCCTTTTTCAGCGGTTTTCTGCGTTTTATGGTATATTTGACCGATTATCCCCAAAAAATCATCAAAATCAAAGTTTTTGTAGATGATTG